GGTGCCAGGGCACTTCGATGAGTGTTGGATTAAGACACTGGAGCCAATGGAGCCGGGCGAGCCTTGGGCCGATGGGACTCTCCCTTCGCCCGATGACTGTGATGTATTTCGTTTTGGTTACTTGAACTGGTATGGGTATGTCCCCAAGCAACCCGTTTACGTTTTGCGATATTCCGGGGACGATCTGGAGGGTGTCATAAAACATTGGAATGGTGCAGGGCTTAGGGCGGTTGTTGACTAGCCGTTTTTGAAGCTCGAGTCTCGAAGGCCCCTGAAAATTCTTCAGGGGCCTTTTTTTGTGCGTCCGAGTTCGCTCGAGTTTGCGTCCGAGTTCCGCCCGAGTTCCGCCCGAGTTCCGCCCGAGTTCCGTCCGAGTTCGAGTCCGAGTTCCGCCCGAGTCCGCGTCGAGTCCGCGTCGAGTCCGCGTCGAGTTTGCGTCCGTTTTTGGGTGTTTACCCTCGGAGGTTTTTGCGGCTCTTTTGCCAAACTGGGAGGGTTGGCCTAGAATTATTCCCATAATTAAGGGAGAAGCCTTAGTTCAAAAGGAGTCATTATGGAATTACGCAAATATCAAGAGATTAAATTGTTGGACACTGGAGGAGGGAATCCAAAACTTGAAAAGACAAATAAGAGAGACTTAGGGATTCGAGTTGCCGGGCTTTCTCTTTATCCAGACAACGTTTTGTGTCCAGCTTCCAAGGCTGCGGGCTGCGCGGAAACTTGCCTGGCCAGCGCTGGGCGTGGTGTGTTCCGTCCCGTCAAGGAAGCTCGACAGCGCAAAGCGGATTATTTTTATGATCACCAAGAGCAATTCTTACTTCATCTAGAAAGAGAGATTTTTAGTTTTGAAAAGGTCTGCTCGAAGGCTGGGGTTTTGCCGGTGGTGAGATTGAATGTGTTGAGCGACGTGTGCTGGGAATCGCTGGGGATTATTGAGAAGTTTGAAAATGTGTTTTTCTTGGATTACACGAAGCGTGTTCACCGTTTGGGGAACACTCCCGCGAATTATAAACTTATCTTTTCCTATTCTGGGAAGCCCACATACCGAGGTCAGGTAACGGAGGCGCTGAAACATCAAGAGCCAATCGCCGTGGTGTTTCGTGACAAAATGCCGTCGCGGTTTTTGGGACGTGAGGTAGTGAACGGCGATTTATCTGACTATGAAAACGTCCTTGCTGGGTCTGTGGTGCTGGGCCTCAAAGCCAAGGGTTCGGCGAGGCATGATTATACGTCAGGGTTCGTGGTCGACGTTCCCTAGAATCGCTTGTACACGCTTGAATCAAACGGCCCCTAGACTGGGGGCCGTTTTTTTTGTTTCGTGGCTATATGGGACTATTTAGCTAAGCTTAAAACGTAATCATTAAAAAGGAGTCTGTTTATGATTGGTGTTTTGCTTTGTGTTGTTGCTATTGGCGTTTTTGGTTTTCTGTCTGTTCGAGAGATTTACTTAGCGAGCAGACCTTCTGAGGTTTTGAATGTCGACAAGAGCCGAGCTTCGCGCCCGGAATGGCCTAGTGACTAGGGTCTATCTGAAATAGTCCATCAGGGACCATCCTCAACCTTGAGGGTGGTCCTTTTTTTGTGGCGTAACAAATAGTGAATCAAGGCCCGAGGCCTCGGGCCGTGGCGCGTGAATCGTACCGAACCGCCACCGGTTCGAGGTTCGAGGTTCGAGGTTCGAGGTTCGAGAACCGTTAACCGAGCTTCGAGGGTTCGAGGTTCGAGCTTTCGAGCTTCGATGACCGATGACCGTGGTTTTTGGGCGTGTTTTAAGCGTGTTTTAAGCGTGTTTTAAGCGTGTTTTAAGCGTGTTTTAGCGTTTTTTAAGCGTTTTTTAGCGTTTTTTAAGCGTCCCCCAGGGAAAGGGTCCTCGCCATCTCTTCTCTAAGCGCCTTTTAGCGTGGCTAAATCACCACGGCCGACGCGGGAGTTCCGCGCTCACGGACGATGGCCTTGGCTTTGTTTTTCTCAAATAATATGGTTAAAAAACATATTGATTAACGGGGTGCAAAAATTGCCTTAAACGAGCCCTTAGATTAGTGTTCCACGTGGAACGTTTGCGAGGTATCCATGGTCCATGGCGAGCCATCAGAGATCACAGACCGGAGGCTCAAGCTCGAACTGCGCCTAGCTCAGATGAACGAGGTGAAAGGGTGCCGGGAAGACTTTTTAAAGTACGTCCGTAAGGTGTGGCCTGAGTTTATTGCAGGGGCGCATCACCGGATGGTGGCAAAGAAGTTTGAAGACATTGCAAACGGCAAGATCAAACGGCTGATTATCAACATGCCACCGCGTCATACCAAATCGGAGTTTGCCAGTTACTTGTTTCCTTCGTGGGTCATTGGCCGTGCGCCGAAGACCAAGATCATTCAGACCACGCATACGGCGGAGTTGGCGGTGAGTTTTGGCCGGAAGGTCAGGAACCTGCTGGACACGAGCGAGTACAAGTCTGTTTTTGATGATGTGGGCTTGCAGGCAGACAGCAAGGCGGCGGGACGATGGTCCACGAACCACGGAGGGGAGTACTTTGCGGCGGGTGTAGGGGGTGCGATTACGGGTCGCGGTGCGGATTTATTGATTATTGACGACCCGCATTCGGAGCAGGACGCGCTTTCGGAGACGGCTTTAGAGCAGGCTTATGAGTGGTACACCTCGGGTCCCCGGCAGAGGCTCCAGCCGGGTGGGGCCATTGTCATTGTAATGACGCGGTGGTCGCTGAAGGATTTGACGTCAAAAGTGCTGAAGGCACAAGGGTATGCAGAAAATGCAGACCAGTGGGAGGTGATTGAGTTTCCGGCATTGATGCCGAGCGGGCAGTCGTGCTGGCCGGAGTTTTGGAAAAAGGAGGAGTTGGAGGGGGTCAAGGCCTCGCTTTCGGTAGCCAAGTGGAACGCGCAGTGGCAACAGAACCCCACATCGGAAGAGGGGGCCATTATCAAGAAGGAGTGGTGGCAGCGTTGGAAGGAAGACGAGGTTCCCGAGCTTGAATATGTGATTCAGAGCTACGACACGGCCTTTTCGAGGCGGGAAACGGCGGATTATAGTGCAATCACCACATGGGGGGTTTTCTCCCCAAAACAAGGGGGTCCCCCGCACTTAATTTTGCTGGACGCCAAGAAGGGGCGGTGGGATTTCCCGGAACTCAAGAACCAGGCGCTGGCCCAGTACAACTTCTGGGAACCCGAGACGGTCATCGTGGAGGCAAAGGCATCGGGGTTGCCTTTAACACAGGAATTGCGGCAAATCGGAATACCCGTAGTAAACTTTACACCCAGTAAGGGAAACGATAAGGTAACTCGTGTGCATTCCGTGTCGCCGCTTTTTGAAAGTGGCATGATATGGGCACCAGATGAACGTTGGGCGGACGAGGTCATCGACGAATGTGCGGCTTTCCCGCATGGCGAGTACGACGACCTTGTAGACAGCACCACGCAGGCCTTGATGCGATACCGTCAGGGTAACTTTGTACAGCTTCCAAGCGACGACTGGGTAGATAAAGAGCCGTCGGTGCATTTGCGGAGTTACTATGGCTAAAAGATTTACTTTACTGGGTAGGGACTCGCGATGGCTAGACCGCAATCCACGTTCAAACACATCACGATCAACAAGAAGAAGTACTACTTCTACGAAATCCGGTGGGTGGACGTGTTTGGAGACAGCGGCCATGCCGGGTTTAAGGAATTCGAGGCCATGAAGGCGGCCTATATGACCACAAACGCCTACCTTTTTAAGCGGGATAAGAGCTTTGTGTGGACCTTTTCCAGTTATGATGAGGGGGACGAGGTGTTTTCCGACCGGAACATCTTCCCTGTAGGTGTAATTAAGAAGCTTACGCGGGTAAAGTCGTCACGAGCAAATAAAAAGTGACCGCGTGGGGGGTGCCGATGGAAGAGACAACAACAGAAACCTGCAACAAAAGTACCCAAGCGGTGCGCGTTATGGACGCAAAGCCCGAGCAAAAAGGGGTTTGCCAGGACCACAAAAACAGATCTTTAAGCGGTTGCTGTCAAGAAGCGGTAAGGCGTAAGCATGGATAAGAACAAACACGGCAAGGATCTTAGCGACAAAGGAACCACCGTTTCGGAGTTTCTTTTATCAAAGAAGCCGTTGCTTACTGATATATACGGCAGTCCTACAGGAATGGATGTTGGGATGCCGCTGTCACCTGAATCTTATGGAGGCCGAGGCTATCCATTTGGTTTGGGTTTGCCGCGACCCAAGAGAATTTTACCCAGAAACATATATCCGGTGTACGACACGCCTTTAAGCGGACGAGAGGCTCCTGGGCTGTCGGCTTACTATTTCCTTCAGAACCCATTGGGGCTTGGAGGAACTTTAGGGGCGCAAGGAAGAGTGACTCCCTTTAACCGTGGTGTTCACATGGGCTATCAGAAAAGGTTTTGAAATGCCACTGACTAAAAAAGGCAAGAAGATCAAGGCCAAGATGGCTAAGACCTATGGAAAGGAAAAAGGCACAAGTGTCTTTTACGCTTCCATAAATAAGGGTAAAATTAAAGGCGTAGAAAAAGGCGCTTCTACAAAGAAGAAGCCTATAGACGGTATTGCGCGTCGCGGGAAGACTCGCGGAAAAGTAGCTTAGAAAGGCTGCAAGAGGAGAAAATGAAATGCCTAATGTAATGGGTCGAAAATTCCCGTATACCCCTAAAGGTGAGCAAGACGCAGAAGACTACGGAAAATCCGTGGCCGTTGTTGAGCAAACGATGCCTGGAGCAGCCGAGGGGGTTAAACGCAGGGCTGTCGAAAGACTTATGGAAGAGCTTAAAGCCAGAAGAAATAGGAGTTTGTTAGGTCGTTCACTAGACGCTGTTAGAGAAGGCCCACAGGGAGAAGCTGTTCGAGACATTGGGGGGTATTTTTCAAAAGGCGCGGACGTTGTAGGGGATATGCTTGTTTCTGGCTGGGACCGCTTGACTGGCGGCATTGGACCAGAAAGAGTTGCAAATGAAATAGAGAGACAGAGAGTAGTGCGCGATTTACCTTCAGACCAAGAACTTACTTCAAAAGAAATGGAAAGAGAAGTACTTCGCAGAAGGGCAACCGGAATGCGTGACGGAGGCATGATGGGTTTCCGACCGCTTGGGTACAAAGACGGCGCAGAAGTAAGGAACCCCTCGTTCAGGGAGCAAGTGGAGGAACAAGAAAGAGAAAGAGAAACCGAAGATATACTGAGCGTCCTGGATATGGGATGGAACCCTTTTACAATGCGTCCCTATGGGTTTTCTGAAGAGCGACCGGAAGATTTGCGCATGATGTCTGAGATTTCAGTTGATCTCCCAGTGGAGGGTGTCAATCGTAACATGCCCCTTATTGTCCCCGAAACCACTGGAGAGGAGATAGTGTATTTGGCTTCTATGATGGAGGGTGGCCGTGGCCTAGATTTGGATGACCCGCTTATGCAACCGATATACCAAAAAGCCATTGACCACTACAGGCGTTCTCCAGGAGAACATCAGTTTGGGGTTAAGGGATTTAAACCCTACAAAGGGGAACGTGACCCACGTCGTTTAGGAGTTCGTCACGGCACACGCGCAGTGCCCAAAAGTGAGGGCTACCAAGGGCTTATTTTTATCGACGCTGATGCGGAAGAGGATTTTGAACAGGCTTTGAGAAACCCTTCCTACAGAAACCGTGGCGGCTTGATGTCTCTAAGGCGGAGGTAATATGGCTAGAAACCCACTTCCCCGCAGCAATTTCGGTACGGCTTCCTTGGTAGAGCGCAGGGATTCTTTGCCTCCGGTGGCGCTTGACGAAGGCAATGAGGCCGAGGTTGTCATTGAAGGCGACGCGGTGATTGAAGCGCCGGGACTGAGCATTGAACTAGAAGATGACGGTGGAGTGGTCGTGGATTTCGACCCACGGTCCATGGTCCAAGGATCAGAGGACTTTTACGCCAACCTTGCTGAAGACCTCGACGACCGGGTGTCCAATGCCGTAGCGGCCAACTTGATTGAGCAGTACGAAGCCAACAAGTCGGGACGAAAAGAGTGGGAAGACGCTTACCGCACAGGACTAGAGCTTTTAGGATTTAAGTACGAAGAACGGGCAGAACCGTTCCGTGGTGCGACGGGCGTGACCCATCCTCTTTTAGCCGAGGCCGTGACGCAGTTTCAAGCGCAGGCTTTTGGCGAGCTTCTTCCTGCGGGAGGCCCGGTACGCACGGAGATTATTGGCAAGCAGACGGCAGAGGTTGAGGAGCAGGCGGAGCGTGTGCGCCACTTTATGAATTACCAGATTACCTGTGTCATGAAGGAGTACACGCCTGAGTTTGACCAGATGCTGTTTTACTTGCCGCTTTCGGGTTCTACTTTTAAGAAGGTGTATTACGACGAGTTTTTAGGCCGTGCGGTCAGTAAGTTTGTACCCGCCGAGCAGTTGGTGGTTCCGTATACAGCGACCGATTTAGAAACGGCAGAGAACGTCACTCATGCGATTCAGATTACCGAAAACGAGCTTCGCAAGAAGCAGATTGCAGGCTTCTATCGCGACGTCCCAGTGACCCCGGACCAGTCGGACCCGTCACAGGTCCGTGAGGAAATGAACGATATTTCTGGTGTGGAACCTTCGTACCTGGATACAGACATCACGTTGCTTGAATGCCATGTGCATTTAGACCTTGAGGGGTATGAGGATAAGGGGAAGGACGGCGAGCCGACCGGAATAAAGCTGCCCTATGTGGTGACGATTTCGGAGAACAACGGGAAGGTTCTCAGTATTCGTAGGAACTACGACCCCGAAGATCCTGAGAAGAGAAAGACGCAGTATTTCGTCCACTTTAAGTTTTTACCGGGCTTTGGCTTTTACGGCCTGGGTTTGATTCACATGATTGGTGGCCTAAGCCGCACGGCTACGGCAGCCCTTCGGCAGCTTATTGATGCGGGAACCCTGTCGAACTTACCTGCGGGCTTTAAGTCGCGGGGCCTTCGCATTCGCAACGATGACGACCCGCTGTCGCCTGGGGAATTCCGCGATGTGGATGCACCGGGGGGCGCGATACGCGATTCGTTGATGCTGCTTCCTTATAAGGGCGCGGATCAGACATTGTTCCAGTTGATGGGTTTCTGTGTAGAGGCGGGGCAACGCTTTGCAGCGGTATCCAACCTTCAGGTTGGTGACGGGAACCAGCAGTCTCCGGTAGGGACGACGATTGCGCTCCTTGAGCAAGGGGCCAAGGTCATGTCGGCCATACACAAGAGGCTGCATTACGGGCAAAAAGAGGAGTTTGACCTACTGGCAAAGGTATTTGGGCAGTACTTGCCGCCGGAATATCCTTACAACGTGGTGGGTGGAGAACGCTCCGTAAAAGCAGAGGATTTTGATGACCGGGTGGATGTGGTTCCTGTAGCGGACCCCAACATCTTCTCGATGGCGCAAAGGGTCACGTTGGCGCAAACAGAGCTTGAACTGGCCCGTGCAGCACCGGAATTGCACAATCTACATGAAGCTTTCCGCCGTATGTACCATGCAGTGGGGGTAAAAGACGTCGATTCGATACTCAAGCCGGTAGACGCGGGCGATCCCGTACCGAAAGACCCGGCGATTGAGAATTCGGATTCTTTGGAGACTTTGCCGTTGGTGCCTTTCCAGGGGCAAAACCATGACGCTCACATTATGGCGCATCTGGTATTTGGTTCTTCAGGGCTGGTGACTCAGATGCCTGCGGTAGCCACCGCTTTACAGAAACACGTTATGGAGCATGTGTCGATAAGATCCAAAGAGCAGGTCATGGCACAAGTTTCTCAGCAACTTCAGGGGCAAGCGCCCAGTCCAGAACAGGCTTTGGAGATAGAGGCCGCAGTCGCTAATCTTATTTCGCAAGGAATGCAAGAAGTGAAGGCACTGAGCATTCAAATTGCGGCCCAAGGACAGGGTGGCCCTGATCCGTTGGTCGCGCTTAAAGAGCAGGACTTGCAGTTGCGGGCGCAGAGAGACCAGAACGAAGCGCAGATGGATCAAGCAAGGCTTGAACTGGATCGGCAGAAGGCAGAGGCCAACGCAAGGTTAAGCCAGGAACGGATTGATTCTTCTGAAGAAATTGTGGCGGCTCGGATTCAAGCCGCCAAAGAGCGGGAGCTTTTAAAGCAGAGAAACCAGGCACAATAACTAGGAGAAAGTTATGGATGTAGGAAGAGTTCGCAAAGGGATAGAGGTTAAAGACCAAGGCTTTGTTCCTTACAATGCTCCGAAAGAGGAGAAGACCCCTAACGTGGCAAAAGCCAAGGTAGTCCGGGGTACTTGTAAGGGTATGGGCGAGGCGATACGGGGCGGTAAGTACGCCAACCGTTAGGAGATAAAGATGGATTGGATAAAAGATCGCATTAAAGAACCGTCTTCTTGGGCGGCTACAGGCAGCATTGTTATCGGCGTAGGCGTCCTTATGGGACTGCCTTTGATGCTTATGGTAGGCATCGCGGCAAATGTTGTAGGTCTCCTTCGTAAAGACTTTGGTTCTTAATTTTTAAGAAGAAACAATGTGTTGAAAGACACAAGGGTATTAAAAAGCGTTGCGGTAGCCGGAATGGTCTTGGCGGGTTGTGCAGTTGTATATGTTGATGATGTAAAAGAGTCAGTCCTTTTCTTTTTCCTTCGCTTTTTGCCGTAAAGAGGACGACGATGCCCGAAGACTCGATTCGAGTACGGGACAGCAGTTCTGTAGATCTGAGCTTGAAGAACTTAATTTCAGTCGTTATGGCTGTAGCTGTGGGGGTTTGGGCGTTTTTCGGGATACAAGAACGGCTAAACGCGATTGAGACGAACTTTAAGCTGATTGAGAAAGACCTGGAGAAGAACACAGACTTCCGTATCCGCTGGCCGTTGGGTGAGCTAGGTGCCTTACCTGATGACTCGGAGCAGTTTATGCTCATCAATCACCTGACGAAGCAGGTAGAGAAGATGGCGGTGGAGCTAGAGACAGGTCGGCACAATACAATAAATATCGACCGTTTGCGTGAGGATGCGCGTAAGATGGAGATGGAGATAGATAACTTGAAAGAGCAGGTTCTTAGGAACCGTGTGGAGTAACTATGTACGAGAAACCAACACTACGCATTATTAACCTGAGTTGTGAGATCAGTGCCTACGCACCCGACGAGGAGCCGTTGTTTTAATGGCGGTTCGCCCAAGGATACGTCCAAAAACAAGCACGAAGTCAGCTTCGGCTCGTGGCAAAAAGAACCTGCAAAAAGACAGTGCTTACGAAGAATACGATATAGACGGCGACGGAGTGGTTAGCGACAAAGAGTTGGCCGCTAAAAAGGCTATACAGGAAGCGGAAACCCAAGAAGAAAAAGCAGACGCGCAAAAAAACATGGCGTGGCTTTCTCTTATAGGAATGCTGCTTTTTACGGGGCTTGTTTTCCTGCCTATTTTCCCAGATAGCCGGATTGAGGTCTTAGCAGACCTTTTCGGCCTTTTTTATATAGGAATGTCTGGTATTGTAGGTGCCTATATGGGAATGACTGCTTATATGAGTGCTAAACGATAAAATGGTTAGCTTGTTAGGGACTTTACTCGGCTTTGGTACTTCTATCGTTCCCGAAATACTCGGCTACTTCAAACAAAAACAAGCCAATAAACAAGAACTCGCGATGCTTCAGGCAAAAGCCAAGTACGCCGAGCAGTTATCGACGCTTAAAATAGCTGAACTGGACGCCCAAGCAGAAATAGAAGAAACGAAAGGACTGTATGCCCACGATTCTGGGATTGTCGCTGGAGGATTTGTCAACAGTCTTCGGGGTTCTGTGCGCCCTGTCCTTACTTACGCCTTCTTTTTACTCTTCTGTACGATTAAAGGGGTCACGTTATACGTCATGGTAAATACAGAGGGGTCGGCATTGAGTACAGGAATGCTGGCTATCTGGGACCCTGAAACACAGGCTATTTTTAGTGCGATTATTGCTTTTTGGTTTGGAAACAGAGCTATGAGCAAAGCACGAGCGCATATCTCAGGGACTAAATAAAATGGATGGAATACTTCTGGCACAGCACCTTTTGTCGTCAATTGACGAAAGAAGAGAGCGCATCGCCAAAATGATGATGAACGGCACTCTAAAAGACATAGAGGAATACCGACAACTGGTTGGCAACATTGAATCTTTAGAGTATATAGGAGAGGAATTAAGAGAAATCTTGGAAAAGGCGGACTAATGATTGATAAATCTGATCCTGAAGAAGGTACAGAAGAAAATTCAGTTTCTGTTGAAGAGGCGTATGTAACGCCTGACGAAAGAATTCTTGACCCTGAGCGACTTGATGCCGATTCTCTAACGAGATTACCCAAACCCACAGGGTGGCGTCTTCTTATTCTTCCTTACAGAGGGAAAGGTAAGACGGAAAGCGGCGTCATTATTCCTGACGCGGTAATTGACCGGGAATCGGTAGCCACGGTTTGCGGTTATGTACTAAAAGCAGGGCCGCTTGCATACAAAGACACGGAGAAGTTCCCAGAAGGTCCGTGGTGTAATGAAAAAGACTGGGTTATTTTTGGTCGCTATGCGGGGGCTCGTTTTAAGATAGACGGGGGCGAGGTCCGCGTACTAAACGATGATGAGGTTATCGCGGTTATACAGGAGCCCGAAGACATCCTGCATTTTTAACATGGAGAAAACACCATGCCTGAACAAGAAGAGGCCACCGTTGATCTTCCTTCTGAAGGTCAAGACATCGCTGTAAACGTAGACGCTCCAATAGCGGCTCCTGAAAATCAGGAGGTTAACGTTGAAACAGAGCATGAAGACTATAGTAAAAAGGTTAAAAAACGTATTGACCGCTTAACTAAAAAGGCGCGGGAGGCGGAACGTCAGCAAGAAGCCGCTATTGAATACGCCCGCAAAATACAAGCGGAAAACCAGCAACTTAAAAGCCGTGTGGACAGTCTGGACAAGGGTTATGTTGCGGAATACGAAGACCGCGTAAACACCCAGACAGAAGCGTTGCAAAGGGACATGGAAACAGCCATTGCGACCAGTGACACAGCGGCTCAAGTCGAGCTAAACAAGAAAATGGCTCAGTTGGCGATTGAAGAAGAGCGCGTAAAGGCAGCTAAACTACAGCAAGCCCAATCGGCGGCTTATGTACAAGCGCAGCAGCAACAGGCCCAGCAGCAGGCCCAACAAGGTGTTCCCGCGCAGGCTCCAGTTCGTCCAGACCCTAAAGCAGAGGAATGGGCGTCAAAAAACGAGTGGTTTGGGGAAGATGAGGCCATGACCTTTGCGGCCTTTGGAATTCACAAGAAACTGGTGGAAGAAGAAAGTTTTGACACCAACACTCCTGAGTATTACGATGAAGTAGACAAAAGAATGCGGGAGGCTTTTCCCCATAAATTTAATGGGGAAGACTTTTCTTCCGCTTCAGAAACCCGCCGCCCTCAACAGGCCGTGGCTTCTGCTACCCGCTCCAGTGGTTCTGGGCGCAAAACTGTAAGACTATCTCCAAGTGAAGTGGCAATTGCAGGGAAGCTTGGGGTGCCTCTTGATGAGTACGCGAAATACAAACGCTAGGAAAGACAAATGACTGAAGAGACAATTGATCGAACTCCTCGCGCTTCCAAGACACGAGCAAATAAAGCTGCTCGAAAGCCTTGGAGCCCACCGTCCCTTTTGGACGCACCTCCCGCACCGGCAGGCTACACCCATAGGTGGATTCGTGCTGAAGTTCGGGGCTTTGATGACCGGAAAAATATCTCTGCTCGCCTTCGGGAGGGCTGGGAGTTGGTTCGGAAAGATGAGTTCCCCGATTTTGAAGCACCGACCATTGAAGGTGGCCGACACGAAGGTGTATTTGGCGTTGGAGGACTGTTGCTGGCTCGAATACCAACAGAGATTGTTGAAGAACGGAAGGCATACTTTGAGCAAATGAGTTCGGATGCTATGCAAGCTGTTGACAATGACCTGTTCAAAGAAAACCAGCATCATTCGATGGCGATTCAGAAACCTGAGCGTCAGTCGCGTGTTACATTCGGGGGTCCTAAGGATTAGGGCTTACTGTTTTAAAACCTTTTGCTTTAAGGAGCAATGAACATGGCTAATACCAATGGAAGCTTTGGTTTGCGCCCTCTTAGTAAACAAGGCGGTGCATCAAATTCCACAGGTATGTCCAACTACTCGATGTACGAGATTGCGAATGGCAACACCAACAAGATTTATCACGGCGAACCCGTGATTCCTCTTTCCACTGGTTATATTGACGCCCCAGGGGCGGCTGCTGGTGGAACAGTTGGCTTTTTGGGTGTCTTTCAAGGTTGCGAGTATGTAGCGAGTAGCACTGGAAAACCAACGTGGAGTAATTACTGGCCCGGATCTGGGGCAGATAGTAACCATCCAGTCAAAGCGTATGTCAACGATGATCCTATGCAGTTGTATGTGATTTCAACGGACGCATCGTGGACAAGTAAAGCTACGGCTCGTGCCGCAGTCTTTGCTAACGCTAACGGATCAACCCTTATCACTGGTTCTGACACCACTGGTGTATCGTATGGTCGTTTGGCAATCAGCACGATTGCTACCACAGCGGCCCTGCAATTCAGGATAATGGGTTGGCTCGAAGACTCGTTGAACGAAGATTTTTCGGCAGCGGGGATTGGTGCAATTGTCAGGTTGAATAACCACTTCAATAGTAATAACGGTGCTATTGCGGCTGGTACACCTTCAACCACTGGCGTATAGGAGGGGTTTAAAATGGCTATTAGTAGAGCGCAGCTTGTTAAAGAGTTGGAACCCGGCCTGAACGCACTGTTCGGTTTGGAGTACGACCAATATGACCGTGAACACGAAGAGATCTTTTCGATGGAAAGTTCTGATCGTGCCTTTGAAGAAGAGGTGATGCTGTCCGGCTTCGGTTCGGCACCTACCAAATCTGAAGGGACTGCGGTGTCGTTTGACGACGCGCAGGAAGCGTACACGGCTCGTTACACCATGGAAACAATTGCCTTGGCTTTCTCCATCACGGAAGAAGCTATAGAGGACAACCTTTATGACCGACTTGCGGGTCGGTACACAAAGGCGCTTGCTCGTAGTATGAGCCAGACAAAGCAAGTTAAGGCCGCTTCGGTTCTTAATAACGCTTTTGATAGCTCGTACACTGGTGGTGATGGTTTGGAACTCTGTTCCACCGCGCACACTTTGGTAAGCGGCAATACTTTCCGTAATGAGCTTTCAACAGCAGCAGACCTCAATGAGACCAGCCTTGAGCAGGCTCTTATTGACATTGCTGGTTTTGTTGATGAGCGCGGACTGAAAGTGGCTGTCAAAGGGCAGAAACTGATCGTTCCGAAGGAGCTTCAGTTTACGGCTGACCGTTTGCTCGAATCAACTCTACGACCTGGTAGCGCAGACAATGATGTCAATGCTGTCAGGAACATGGGAATGATTCCTCAAGGGTATGCCGTTAATCACTTCCTCACGGATACGGATGCGTGGTTTATTATAACCGACGCACCCAACGGCCTGAAGGGGTTCAATAGAACTGCTGTCAGGACATCCATGGAAGGTGATTTTGACACTGGAAATGTGCGGTACAAGGCTCGTGAACGTTATGCGTTTGGCTGGTCTGATCCACGCGGCATTTTTGGTTCACCTGGGGCTTAACGGCTCAAAGTAAGGGGGGGGTTTCCTCCCCTTACTTTTTTCTGGGAAACATAGATCTGGCGACTGTCCCAGCAGACTCTTACAAGACGCTAGATTTAAACCTTTGTAAGGAGGAACGCCAAAATGGCAAATACAACTTTTAACGGCCCAGTTCGATCCGAAAACGGTTTTGAACAAATCTCAATTGCTTCTGGAACTGGTGCAGTTACCACTAATCTTGACATTGATAGCAGCGGCAACATAACCACTACTGGGTATGTTTCTGCATACGACAACGTTGTTTCAATAGAAGATGCGACATACAGCGTTGAATCAACCCAGTCCGGTGCAGTTTTTACCCTTAACCGCGCAGCGGGTATCGTTGTTACGTTGCCCACAGCAGCAGCAGGGTTGCACTACACCTTTATTGTAGGGACTACCTTTACTGGGGCGGGGCAGATCAATACGGACAACGCCAGTGACCTTTATTCTGGTTTCGCACAAATTTTTGATCCAGCAACGGCTGGGGACACCAACACCTTTATTCCAGACGCCAGTGATGACGATACGATTGACCTCGGTACGGCAGCACAAGGCTGGTTAGTTGGTGGGATTATTCGTTTGAAGGCGACTACGGCTGCTGTTTGGCATTGCGAGGCCTTCTTGCATGGTGACGGTACTCTAGCAACGCCCTTTGAATAGTAGAGGATTAAAACATGGCTGATGCTGTAACTGCTACGAATGTAATAGACGGACCAAAAACTGTCGTTGTTTATTGCACCAATACAAGTGACGGTACAGGCGAAGCTGCTGTCACTAAAGTAGATGTGTCGGCACTGTCAAAAAGGCAGGACGGGACATCCTGCACAGGGGTTAGGATACAGAAAATTGTCTTCACTAATGTTGGTATGGGCGTCAAGGTTCTTTGGGACGCCTCTACCGACGTTATTGCTGCACAACTCCCTGCTGATTATTCCGATACCTTAGATTACTCCGACATTAGCGGTCTCCCAAACGTTGCTGCGTCTAGTGGCAAGACAGGGGATATACAATTCACGACCGTTGGGCATAGCAGTGGGGATACCTATTCCATAGTTATCTACTGCTTGAAGCAATACTCATAGAGTTTTGAAAAATGCCGGATGATCTAAGTCGTCAGAATGAGCTAGACATCCTAGAGCTTCGTGGAGAGATAAAGTTGCTTTGCCAAAAGATAGATACGATTAAAGGCAACGATCTCTACCACATACAGAAATCAATCGACGGTCTCCAAAGGATTTTATGGACTGTTGGTGTTTTGGTTCTTAGCCACCTGGGAGTTGCCATAAAAACAGCACTCTGGGGGTAACATGAGAGGCTTAATGAATAATGGCTGTTTCTGGATCTAAAGATTTTGAACCCAATGTGGCTGAGTACATAGAAGAAGCCTTTGAGCGTTGCGGTTTAGAGTTACGCACAGGTTATGACGCTAAAACGGCGCGTAGGTCTTTGAACCTTATGTTAGCCGATTGGGCTAACCGTGGTTTAAACAGATGGACGATGAAAAGGTTTACGCAAACCCTTGCGAAAGACATTTCTGAGTACCCTGTCGGGACCATTACCCTAAACGTCAGCGCCAGCGGTAGCTTTACTATTGGTGAGACTATTACAGGTGGGACGAGTGCGGCAACTGCCTCTGTAATCACAAAACCCAATTCTACTTCTATGACAATAACCGTACCTTCTGGGACGTTTACTTCTGGTGAAACGATTACCGGAGGAACTAGCAGCGCAACCACTACCACAACTTCAGTCGCGTCTTTGGAAGACACTCAAGCCACTATTGATATTCTTTCTGGCGTCATAAGGCGGGACGATTCTGATATTTCTATAACCAGAGTGAGTCGCGATGAGTACTTGGCGATTGCCAATAAGACCACTACAGGAAGGCCTGTTCAGTTCTATGTGAACCGACAGATTACCCCTGTTGTTACGGTGTGGCCTGTTCCAGAGAACAGTACGGACCAGTTTATATACGACCGTCTAGTTCGTATAGATGATGCGGACGCTTCGGTGGACACAATGGAGATACCGTTCCGGTTTTATCCCTGTCTTGCTGCTGGGCTGGCTTATTACATATCTTTAAAAAGAGCCCCGGAAAGAGTAGAGGTTTTAAAGGCTTTGTATGAAGAGGAGTTTATAAGAGCCGCTCAAGAAGACCGGGATAAGGCCAACATAACTCTTGTTCCTACCTACAATTCTTTAAGTGCGGTTTCGTAATGGGAAGATTTGCTTCGGAAAAATACGCCATGGGGATTTCGGACAGGTCCGGTGCGGCTTACAAGCTAAAGGACATGCGTAAAGAATGGACCGGGATGCTTGTCGGAAAAGATGAGTGGGAGGCCAAACAACCTCAACTTACGGTGGTGGCTACCCCAGCAGACCCCCAGGCTTTACGAAACCCTCGACCGGACAGGACAGAACCACCTGTTACGGTTCTTCTTCCTTTCAACCCGTTTACCTCTGGAAGCAGCGGGTCAGCCGTCATTACTGTGAACGAGCCAGGGCATGGAAGAAGCACAGGGGACACGGTTAGGTTCAGGAGTTGCGAGAATTTTGATGGCTTTACAGAAGCTGTCCTTGAGGGCGACAGCGGTTATTCGATCACGAAAATAGACGACGATTCTTATAGCTTTACTGCTTCTAGCGGAACTGCTGGAACCGGCGACGTAAAAGGTGGTGGCGGAACGGTTTCCGCAGGCCCCGTAACAGTGAGTGCATAATATGGCTTTTACCTTTACTACTTTAAAAACGGCGATTCAGGACTACACCGACAATGCGGAAAGTACTTTTGTAAGTCAGTTATCCAGGTTTATCTTGAACGCAGAAGAGCGTATCCTTAAAGAGTGTCAGCTTGACGACTTCCGTAAAAACGTCACGGGATCTGCTACTCAGTCCGTTAAGTTTCTTGCAAAACCAACCGACTTTTTATCCCCGTTTTCTTTAAGTGTTGTTAACAGTTCTGCTAACGAATTTCTTGAGTACAAACATATTACGTTTTTGCAGGATTACACACCAAACCCGGCCACGACAGGCACTCCCAGATACTATGGTGACTGGGATGATGACAGCTTGGTTTTAGCTCCTACACCGGACGCAAACTACACCATGGAACTCCATTATTTTTATCGTCCGCAATCAATAACAGCATCAGACGATGGTACGAGTTGGCTTGGAACTAACGCAGAGTTGTGCCTTTTATACGGGAGCCTTGTAGAAGCATATACGTTTATGAAGGGCGAGGCTGATTTAATGTCTCTTTATAACAACAGGTTTATAGAGTCGTTGGAGTGGTTAAAGAACCTTGGTGAGGGAAAACAGACTCAGGATCAGTATAGATATGACAGTGTAAGGATACCTGTTCGATGAAAGGCGACATGGAAGGAGCCCATGTTGCGATTGTAGGGTTGGGCAGTACGCAAGGCACTTTTACCTCTTCCGTGGCTAATGGGAAAAGTTTTGATGAGGTGTGGGTCATTAACTCAATGATGGTCCCCATAAAACATGACCGTGTTTTTATGATGGACCCGGCTTCGAGGTTTTTAGACACCGAAAATGCGGGCTCTCAAACAGAAGCCCTTCGTAGAACATTGGGTACTCATCCAGGACCTATATACACTTGTACGTTGGATGAAAGAGTTCCCGGTGCTGTTCTTTATCCCCTTGAGGAGGTGGTTAAGGCTACGGGGCTTTGTTATTTCAACAACACCGTGCCTTATGCCATTGCTTTTGCCATCTACCAAAAGGTCGAAAAGCTTTACTTGTACGGCATTGATTACTCCTATAAATCAAATCTTGTGATGGCCGAAGCGGGACGAGCCTGTGCGGAGTTTTGGCTCTCTTCGGCAATTGCTAGGGGTATCGCCGTTGAGGTAGCCCACGATTCCACGCTTCTTGACACTAACGTGCCAGAAGAGGAAAAGCTTTATGGCTACCACAGGTTGGAAGACCCTTTGGTTATGTCTGTGTCTAAAGGTTCTTTGACCGTATCAAAAAAGTCCGAATCCGCTCCTCCTGAACCCACTGATGCAAGACCCATTTTATACGGCAGAAACGATAGGGTGGTTGTTTTGAAGGAGGCTCTCAATGTTTGAGGTAGACACCTCACTTTCTGTGGGAGAAGTTTCCGTCGCAACAACTCACAACCGAGGGTTTTCGATAGAAGAGACGGCGCAACAAGCCGTAGACAAGATACTTTATGTGTCTAAGGACGCTCCAGAGCCTCTTCGCGAACAGGCGGTAGCCTTTAAAGATACCCTACGCGAAGTTATAGTATATTACATGAAACATGCTGTGGATCAGGATAGGGCGACAATTGCCGCTAAGTTGCGGGAATCAGGTTTTCCTGAATTAGCAAAGAATTTGAGGAGTTTGTGACATGGCGATAACAACGGCTATGTGTACATCTTTCAAGAAAGAGCTTCTTGAAGCGGTGCATAATTTTAAAAGTTCTGGCGGAGATACCTTCAAAATAGCTTTGTATGCTATAAGTAGCGGCGGAAAATCTTCTACCACAGCTACTCTGGGTGCGGCCAGCACGGCATTTACTACTACCGGGGAGGTGGCTTCAAGCGGAAGCTATACGACGGGTGGCGGTAGCCTAACAAGAGTAGACCCTAGCAGTAGTGGCACCACTGGATTTACAGATTTTTCCGATTTTAGCTTCACCACGGCGACGATTACGGCCAGAGGGGCCTTAATTTACAACAGCAGCGATTCAAACAAATCCGTTTGTGCGCTTGATTTTGGTGGTAATAAAACGAGTACGGCGGGTACGTTTACGATTGCTTTTCCTGCCGCTGCCGCAAGTACGGCCATCATTAGAATTGCGTAGGGGATGATGATTTGTCGAACATTACGGGCTGGGGAAGAGGAACTTGGGACGAGGGTGCATGGAACTCTCCTCTTGCCGTTGATGTTACGGGAGTCGCAGGGACAGGAGCCGTTGGCACTGTCACGATCTCGGCCTCTAGCTCCGTTACGGTCTCCGGGGTCGCAGGGACAGGAGCCGTTGGCACGGTTACGCCTGCGGCAGGAGCCGGAGTTACGGTTACAGGAGTCGCAGGGACAGCCGGCCTTGGCTCCGTTACGGTCACAGCGGGCGCAAGCGTTGTTCCTACAGGAGTTGCGGGGACAACCGGCCTTGGCTCCGTTACGGTTGCCGCTTCTGGCTCCGTTACGGTCACAGGAGTTGCGGGGACAGGAGCCGTTGGTACGGTCACTCCTGCGGCAGGCGCAAGTGTTACTCCCACAGGGGTATCGGCTACAGGGTCTTTGGGATCGGTTACAATTGCAGCTTCCAGCGCAACTACGGTTACGGGTGTTGCAGCAACAGGCTCCCTTGGCTCCGTTACGATTATTTTATCGGAAATTGTTTCAGTCACGGGTGTTGAAGGCGAAGGTGTCGTTGGTTCTATCACTTTCTTGGGTGATGTTTCGGTCACTCCTACGGGAGTGTCGGCCACAGGCGGTACAGGAGAGACCAATGTTTGGAGCCTTATTGACGAAGCACAAACACCTAACTGGTCTGGAGTATCGGATTCACAAACACCTAACTGGTCTGGAGTATCGGATTCACAAACACCTAACTGGTCTGAGGTATCAGATTCACAAACACCTAACTGGTCTGAGGTCGATGGCTCACAAACCCCAGACTGGGAAGATGTAGCGGCATAAGGATAGAATTATGGCTTCTTCATATACAACCAGCTACGGCATAGAAAAAATCGGTTCTGGAGAACAGGCGGGTACATGGGGTACGACTACGAACCATAACCTGGACCTTTTGGACCGCATCGCTGCCTATACTTCAGTAGCCCTTTCCGGGACTACGCATACTCTTACTGTTAGAGAGGCTTCTCCTGGGTCTGGGACAGAGAACCTTCAAGACGGTATGTACCGGGTCATAAAGTTTACGGGAGCTTTGGGTGCAAACAACACAGTTACCATAGCTCCTAATACAACTAAGGCGTATTTTATTATTGAAAACGCCACTACAGATTCTGGTTCTAGCGGTCCCTACTCCGTTATTCTTTCTCAGGGTTCTGGAGCAAATGTCACCGTTCAAAACGGAAAAAACGTCATTGTTTATTGCGACGGTGCGGGTAGTGGCGCAGCGGTTGTAGACGCCCTTGCGGATTTACAGGTGGGTTCTCTCGAAGTCACGGGGGCTGCTGCAATTGATGGTGGGTTGGCTGTTACAGGTAATGTGACTGCTACAGGCACCGTAGAGCCTGCGGGAGATACTGCCGCTAGTGATAACGCAGCCATTGGATACACGTCTGCCGAGGGCCTTATTTTAACAGGGCAGGGCAGTACCAACGACGTTACGATAAAAAACGATGCAGACGCCGACGTCCTTGAGATCCCGACAGGTACGACGAATGTCACTGTAGTGGGTGATGTTACTGCTGGCGGAACCCTAAATGTTACCGGGGACACCGCTGCCGGTGATGACGCTGCGATGGGTTACACCTCTGCCGAGGGTCTTATCCTGACAGGTCAAGGAAGTACTAACGACGTTACGATAAAAAACGACGCCGATGCCGACGTCCTTGAGATCCCGACAGGTACGACTAACGTCACCGTAGTCGGGGATGTTACTGCGGGTGGTACGCTTAATGTCACCGGGGACACCGCTGCTGGTGATGACGCTGCGATGGGTTACACCTCTGCCGAGGGTCTTATCTTGACCGGCCAAGGAAGCACCAACGACGTCACCATAAAAAACGACGCGGACGCAGATGTCCTTGAGATCCCAACAGGTACGACTAACGTCACCGTAGTTGGGGACTTCACTGCTGGCGGAACCCTAAACGTCACCGGAGATACCGCTTCTGGAGATGATGCTGCTGTGGGCTACACCTCTACTGAAGGTCTTATCCTAACGGGGCAGGGATCTACAGGGGATGTCACGGTCAAAAACGACGCCGATGCTGTGGTCATGCAGGTTCCGACTGGGACTACGGGCGTAGATTTTAAGGGGAACATATTTACGACCACGGCAGGAACCTCGAATTTTGTTGCAGGAGTGAACGCGGGTAACACGATTGAATCCGGTGGTAACTACAATGTATGTGTTGGGGATGAAGCGGGTACTGCCGTAACAACAGGAGACGCGAATATCTATATTGGATTCCAGGCGGGGGACGCTGCCACCACAGGCGGGGATAATGTTGCTATAGGATACGACGCATTAACCACTATGAGTACCGCAGCCTCTAACACCGTTGTAGGGGCGTATGCTGGGGACGCAATAAACACAGGACATCAGAACACTTTAATTGGGCATCAAGCAGGTACTGATCTAACGACAGGAGCGCAGAATACCTTTTTAGGGAAGAACGCTGGAGACGATGTGACCGATGGGGCAGAGAATACCTTAGTTGGTTTTAACGCTGCTGCACATTCTACAGCACTTACGACAGGGGACTTCAACGTACATCTAGGTATATACACCTCTGCTTCGTCGGCTGACGCACAAACTGAAACGGTCATTGGTTATAACGGCCAAGGTAAAGGCAACACCACCGGGTTTATTATCAATAACGGCGGTGTATATCAGGGCAACAATAGTGCCGATTGGTCCACGACTTCTGACAGGAGAATCAAGAAGAACATAGAAGACAACGAGCAGGGGCTGGACATTATCAACAACATCCGGGTTCGTAACTTTGAGTACAGAACTGAAGATGAGATAACTGAAGTACCCCCTAGCGCAGCCATCGAAACAGAAGGTGTGCAACTTGGGGTAATCGCCCAAGAAATAGAAGAGGTTTTGCCCGAAGTAGTAAATGAAGAATCGACTGGGGTTAAATCGGTCAATAGCGGAAATCTCACTTGGTATTTAGTCAACGCAGTAAAAGAACTTTCCGCGCAAGTGGAAGAACTCAAGCAATGGAAAGCATCACATAGTTCTGATGAGTAGAGGAGCGTAAGTATGCCTACAGAAAGCCAGATCGCAGTACATTTTGATACGATGGATGCTAGCGTAGACCTTATCAACTCTATAGTTGATGGGACTTATAGATATTTATATCAAATAGATTCTACCGAAGCCAAACGGATAGTAACTGCGAATACAGACCATCTTGAATGGCAGGCGACGACAGAGTGGTATCGGAATTCAGCTAACGATAAAACTGCGTACACAGACGCCGTGGCTTCTGGCAAAGCATACGTTGAGTAGGTTTTGAATGCCGATTACCAGAGTTAAGTTTAGACCGGGAATCAACCGTGAAAGCACTTCTTTTGCGAATGAGCAGGGCTGGTTTGACTCTGACCTGATACGTTTTAGGAAAGGTCGTCCAGAGAAAATGGGCGGTTGGACTAAAGTAAGCGGTACAGCGGTTGCTGGAACACCAAGGTCTTTGAATGCTTGGGTGACTTTGGATGCGCTAAAGCTCATGGGAGTCGGGACGAATAAAAAGTTCTACATTGAGCAAGGGACTTCTTATAACGACATAACGCCGATTCGTGCGACTACGACTCTTGGGACCAATCCCATTACAACAGGATCTGCTGGGTCAGGGGAAATAACTATAACGGCGGCGGCTCATGGCGCAGGCGAAGGGGATTATGTCACCTTTAGTGGTGCTGCCACCACCGATGGGATAACAGCGGCACAGATAAACACAGAACACGCCATTACACAGGTTGTATCTTCCAACAGCTATAAAGTAGACACCGGCGGAAGTGCTACTTCTGGTTCTACCGCTGGTGGCGGCTCTGCTGTCATTGCGAACTACCAAATCAACGTAAGTACAGCGGAATCTGTTTTAGGACCAGGATGGGGCTCAGGTTACTGGAATGGTTCAACGCTTGACTACTCAGAGACCACTCTTGATGGGGGAATTAACGACAGCGTAACTACTATTTCCCTGACTTCCGCTTCGGCGTTTGAGACTGCTTCGACGACCACTAGCGCTGCGGTAGCAGTGGTAGATACTACAATTAGCTTGGCCGATTCTTCTGGGATGCCTTCTAAGGGAACCATTAAAATTGGAAGCGAAAACATTGCCTACAAGACCAATTCAGGCACTATTCTTGGCGACATTACAAGAGCCGCAGACGGAACGACCGCAGCCATTCATGCCAGCGGGGCCACGGCAACTTTTGTAGGTCTAATACAAGTTAATGCGGAGTTGATTCAGTACACAGGAAAATCCAGCAATGATTTGGACGCGGGTGTTGTTCGTGGCGTCAGAGGAACTAGCGCGGCTTCGCATTCTGATGATGACGTGGTTAAGGAAGCCAATTCTTTTTATGGTTGGGGCGATGCTGTAGAGCCCTTTTCCTCTGGTGAAACTCGGTTGTGGTCGCAAGACAACTGGGGCGAAGACCTGCTGATGAATGTTCGCGACGATAACATTTATTACTGGACAGCCTCTTTGGGTTTGTCTACAAGAGCTACGGCACTAAGCAGCCAGACAAACGCCTCAGATGCTCCGACCATTGCCCGTCAGGTTATTGTGTCGGACACAGATCGTCACGTTATTTGTTTAGGCGCAAACACCATCAACACGACAAAACAGGACTTGCTGCTCGTCCGTTGGTCAGACCAGGAAAGTGCCGTCAATTGGACACCTACGGCGACCAATACGGCGGGTTCTCAGCGCCTTTCTTCGGGTTCTGAGATCATTACTGCGGTAGAGACGCGTCAAGAAATCCTTATTTGGACGGATGCGTCGTTATACAGTATGCGTTTTGTCGGCCCTCCTTTTACTTTTTCGTTTAATTTATTGGCTAGTAACCTTTCTGTTATGGCCCCCAAAGCGGCGATTTCTGCGGGCGAGCGCGTGTTTTGGATGGACACAGAGAACTTCTTTATGTATGCGGGCCAGATTCAAGCCATTCCATGCACGGTTCTTCGATATGTCTTTGACGACATGAACTACGAGCAAAGGCTCAAGTTTTTTGCAGCTTCTAATCGGATGTTTGACGAGGTTTTTTGGTTCTACTGTTCTTCCGACAGCAGCGAAGTGGACCGTTATGCCAAGTACAATTATGCCGACAACACTTGGGATATAGGCTCTCTTTCCCGCACAGCTTGGGTAGATTTTGGGTTACTTAGCAAACCCCGTGGCGCAGGGACCGTGAGTGACAGCAACTACATCTTTGACCACGAATCTGGGACGACCAACGACGGGTCGGCCATGTCTCCTTATATCGAAACGTCCGTATTTGATATTGGTGACGGCAACCAGTTTGCTTTTGTTAAAAGCATTATCCCTGACATAGACATTACCAGCGCGGCTGGAAACGGCGTCGATTATGTGCTGAAAACCCGCAATTTTCCAGGAGAAAGCCTGTCCACCAACTCTACGAATGCCGTGACCAGCACGACCAAACAGTCGGACGTAAGGTCTCGGTCGCGTTCCGTCGTTTTGCGTGTACAGAGCAGCGCAGACGACATTTCCTGGACTTTGGGCGATGTTAGGCTTGATATACAACCGGATGGGAGAAGGTAATGGCGAGGATACTAGAAACGAGCCTTCCTATGGTTCCTCAGACTTATGACGCCGACACCATGATCCGCCTGGTGCGTACTCTTGAGGACGCTTTGACTCGAATGGAGATCCCTTCGGTGATTAGCGGAGAAGACGACACCAATGGCATTAACTGGTTTATGAACTAATGGCTTCCGCGTATAAAAACGTCGCTACCTTGGTGGGATCTACAGGAGATGTTACGGTTTATACCTGCCCAAGCGCCACACAGGCTGTCATAAAGAATATCCAACTGTATAATAGTCACAGTGGCACTATAGTGGTGTATCCTAAGATTACCGACAGTTCCGCTTCTGTAACGGTGACGTTAGAGAAGAACAGTATAGGAACTCTCGCAGACACGTCCCTCGCGGGTCCTTTTGTTCTTGAGGCCAGCGATACGCTCATATTAAATTGCGACACCGCCAACAAAATCTACGCTTTTGCGAGTGTCTTGGAGATTTCTTGATGGCAGCACAGGCTTACACTCACGCGGATACAGGACTACAGTCTTTTCTTGATGCTTCTCCGGCTTATGCGTTAGCCCCGATTGGGCTGGGTTCTTTGCAGAAAGAGGCCCAAAAACTGGCCGAATATGGACGAAACGGGGACATTTATGTGGTCCACGCGGCAGAGGGCGAGACGGTCGTACCGATGGAAGTTCTTGACGCCAACCCAAAAGTCAAGGCGCTTTTATTTAACCAGATGCGCGACATGGGCCTTGATCCGAGGCGATACGTTGTTGGAGACGAGTTAAACAGCCTTAACCCTGTAACAGGGGCTCCTGAGTTCTTTTTCGACAAGATTTTTGATGCTTTTGGTGCCGCAGGAGATTTCTTGGGGAACATTCCGGGGGATGTTTATGGTGCGGTAAAAGGCATTGGAAGCGATATATATGGCACATTTAAAGGCATTGGAACAGACGTCATTGGTGCAGCAACAGGCGCGTGGGACAACGTGTTTAAGCCCCAGCCTGACGATGTTTTAATTTTTAACCCAGATGCAACGGGCCCGTGGGCGGGCCCGTGGGATTATCCTACAGACCGCCAATTCCCTTCCTCTAAGGCCTCTAAGGCAGGCCAGAAGGCGACTCGCGGAAAGGGTGAATTAACCAAAGAAGAGTTGCGCGAGTTGATAAAAGGTAGTTCTCGCGAAGCGCTACGAAGGGGGGAAGCTCAAGCGGCAGGACGTGGTGCCCAGAAAGCGTTGCTTGAGGAAGCTGCACAGCAAGATCGCACACAGCAACGTCGCACACAGGAAACAAAAGACGATGACAAAGAGGATAAGTTTAACTGGCCCAAAGCACTGGGCATAGGCGCTTTGGGAATTGGAGCCATCAAGGCTTTAGGGGGTTTTGATGTAGACGACCCTGAAGGACTGACCCTCGCACAGTACGAGGAGCGATTAAAGGCGCAAAACCCGTTCTGGTACACCGACAGGAAACCAGGCGAGAGCGATGCAGAGTACCAAGCAAGCCTAAAGCGTCATCGTGCCCCTTTTCTTCTTGATGACCGTTCTCTTTCGCCAACCCTTTTTGCCAAAGAAGGAGGGCATGTTGAAACGCCTAAATACCAAGAGGGTGGCGTTGTTCAGGAACCCGACATCACCCGTTATTTAAGGTCTTTAGACGCTCGCGGTATTCCTAGAGCCACGGGGTGGCTGGGTGCCCCGAAACCTACCGATTTGAGTGGCATTACAGGGAACGTCGCGTGGCATCACATGCCAGACCCTGCGGTGGAAGACCCTGCGACAAACCCGTACCCGTTGGGTGTTTTTTATCGGCCAACAAACCCGTATATGCCGGGGGGAGCCTTTACTCGAACACGCCCTTTTGAGACTTATGTTTCAGGCGTAAGCACTCCTTACGAGGTGTATCGCGGAACATTAGGAAACATTACGAGCGAAGACAGGAGCGAAGGCACTCCTTGGGGAACAAGGGGCGAGACTTATGGGGAATACCAGTCTCCAATGGCGCAGGCTCGTAGAGGTGCGATGATCTGGCCTGTAGGTCAATACCAAGAATATGTTATACGAAGCAGTGCGCCAAGGGGCATCGCCGACGAGATGTTTCAGGCCACGGAACCCTCCTGGAGAAACATAGGCCCCCAGGAGCTACAGACACCTGGAGGGGTTTTTAATCTTTCTGGTCCCATGCGACTTCCTCCTATTGGACCGGGAATGGGAGTCGCTTCACAAATGCAAATGATAAAGCCCATAGGAAAAGCCCTTAATCTTACTTCGACGGGGGCTAAGGGGTTTCCATTGGCTGTGGCACAGGCCACGGGGAAGTTTGACGACCTCATAGATACAGACGTGCTTACCCGAGGTATTGCAACGGTTCCTTCATATCCGACCCCTGCCTTTGCTCCAACGGTTGCCGAAGCTCAACCCGCTCCTGTTGTCACCACTCCTGTGGCAAGCACGGAATCGCCGTATGCGTTTGATGCGGCTTCTTTGAACCCTTACGCTTTTTCAAACGACCCCTCCGGTAACTTAAACACGGGTATTGGCGCAGCTTTGATTCCTGATCCTAACTTTTCACGCGAGCCTGCCCCTGAGCGTACCCCGGTAACTGCTGCGGATACTGCGTTTTCTGGGCAAGCTTTAGACCCATACTTGTTTGCTAAGGGCGGAGGGCTGGCTCAGTTTCCAGAACGCGATTTGTTGGTAGAAGGCCCCGGCACAGAACGCTCGGACGACATTCCCGCCATGTTGTCGGATGGGGAGTTCGTCATAAACGCACGAGCGGTTCGTGGCGCTGACCCCACAGGCAAAGGCGACCGTTACCGTGGGGCACAGAATCTTTATAACATGATGCGTAACTTTGAGATGAGGGCTTAATTATGGCCGACCCTAACATTACCGTCACCGAGCAGATTGTTCGCGAAGCTCCTGATATTGAAGCCTATAAACTAGGTCTCTTAGAAGCAGGCAAAACGCTTGCCAACATCCCTATCCGGCTTCCAGAGCAACAAGTTATTGGCGCAGATCCTCTTGAAGCCTCGGTTTACGACTACTTAGGAGGCATGGGAACGGCAGGTATTGGGGGGTACGCTCCTCTTGCCACTACTGGTTATGGCACGATTGGCACGGGACTGGGAACGCTGGGAACGGCACAAGACTTATTTGGAACAGGCGTCTCTCGTATTGACGAAGCGACGGCAGCACTGGCTCCTGCTTATGGTGCTTTGGCAGGGGTTTCGGGGGAGTTTGACCCGACTACCGTTTCGCAGTACATGGACCCTTACGAAGAAGCCGTGGTGCAAGCGGCTTTGGCCGACATCCAACGAGAAGGCGATATAGCGCAAAGAACCTTGGACGCAGGGGCGGTAGGCGCAGGAGCTTTTGGGGGTTCCCGGCAGGGGATTGAAAGAGCCGAAATTGTCCGCAACGTGCTTGATCGACAAGCTAAAACGGCGGCACAACTGCGCTCGGCAGGCTACCAATCGGCTTTGACCCAAGCCCAGAATGCGTTTGAGCAAGCCCGACAGCGGCAACTGGCACAAGCCGGTGCTTACACAGGACTTGCCGGACAACAAACCGCTATGGGCCAAGGAATTGCCGGAATTGGCGGTCAAGTGGCAGGTCTCGGGGTTCAGCAGGCCGGTCTCGGACAGCAGCAATTGGGGGCGGCCGAACAAGCGCAACGTCAGCAGTTGCAGAACCTGTCCAGTATGCAGCAGTTTGGACAACAGAGGCGGGGTATTGAGCAAGCCATGGCCGACGCGGCTGCGGAAAACAGGAGAAGGCAGTTGTATGAGCCTTACACTCGTGTCAGTTACATGTCCGACATTTACAAGGGCGCACCTGCTTCAGAAAGCACAATAAGAGGCGTTATTGCGCCACGACCCCCTGCACCTAGTTTATTCCAGCAAGTTGCAGGCGCAGGTACGGGCCTTCTTGGAACCGCAGCGGCTATAAAAAATATAGGCGGCCTTTTTACATCTTAACTAAGGAAACAATATGCCCGGTGTGTACGACAGAAAAATGTTCCGAATGCAGGCGGGAGGGATGATGCCTCCTGAGATGCCCCCAGAAATGGCGATGGCTCCTCCTATGGACCCTGCTATGGCGATGATGCCTCCCCCAGACATGGCAATGGCTCCTCCTACGGACCCTGCTATGGCGATGATGCCTCCTCCCGACATGGAGCAAATGGTGGATCAAGGGATGGAAGACGTCATTAGCGCAGAAGTGGACCGCACCAAGCAGGACATTGACATGGCTACCAGTTTTGGGGACTTGATGAACGTCGTCTGGGACGAAGGGGCCGACATCGAGCAGTACCGGGCACGGCTTGCCGATGTGGTCGGTCCTGAAGACGCGGCTCGCACCCCTGATTCTGTGTTGACCCTGGTGCAGCCTACCCTTCAACTGGCACAGATCGACCAGGGCATTGGTGCGTTAATGCAAGAAGAACTGGCCGGTATGGGCGGTGCAGGCGAAGGTATTACAAGCATCGCTCCTCAAGAAAGCATGGCCGAAGGCATGGCTGCACAAACCGGAGCCTTGGTGGACGCCGTAGGAAACATGTCCCAAGGACCAGGGCCCACGGACATGGAAGCCGAAGCCATGGAGATGGACCCGATGATGATAGAAGCAATGCTGCAAGGTGCAGGGCCCACGGGCCAAGGCATGGTCTAACAGGAGACCTTTATGGCTGACGAAAACAATATTCCAAGGCGACAAGGTGGCCTTCAAAGCCTTTTAGACCAACACGCTGCGGGACTGGATTATTTAAGACAAAGCCCGAGTTTTCAAAAAGAATTTTTTCCTACCAAAGAAGAAATGGAAACACGAACAGCTTTGCTGTCCGATTTTTTGGGAAGCCCAGACTACGCGGCACAGTTACAAGAATCAAAAGAACTAGCCAAAATGCAATTGGGACTGGCTTTAGCGCAGCGTGGTTTTGCAGCCATGGGCGCACAACCTGGGTACGGAGAGTCTCCGGTGGGGGTCTTGGGAAGAACTTTAGCTGCTCCGTTGGCGGGGGACGTTTCTACCGTTGCAGGGCAGTTGATGCAGCAACGGCAAGCCGCAAAACAAGCCGAAGAGCAGTTAGGTCGTCAGACAAAGTTGGCTGCACTTGAGCAGCTTACAGAAGAAGGTAAGCAAAGACGCGAATATTTGGATAAGCGCCTGGAAGAACTGGGAGACCGTGGTTTCAAACCGATAGGGAAAACAACAGTATCGTTTACACGCGAAGTGAACGGCAACCCAGTAATAACAGAAGCAATGTTAGTGGAAAGTCCAGACGGGGCTTTTAGGTATGTAAGCGCTGATGGAGAAATGCTGAATATGACCGGACGAATATGGCGCACCACTGAACAGGATCAGACCATAATCCGCCTAGCCAACGCTTGGCAAGAGGAATTTTCAGAGTCCATTGGCGATAAACACCCACCACAGTGGTTGACGTCAAACGAAAAGGCAATGCTGGCTGGAAAGCCAGAAAACGAGCGAGAAGAAATAATCAAAAATTTGGCAAACGACCGAATATCGCTTCTTGAAGGACGGGAACAGGCTCAGTCTCAGTCTCAGGCTCAGTCTCAGGCTCAGGCTCAGGCTCAGGCTCAGTCTCAGTCTCAGGCTCAGGCTCAGTCTCAGGCTCAGGCTCAGTCTCAGTCTCAGGCCACGCCCACGGATGTTGTTAGCCCGACCACGCCCACGGATGTTGTTAGCCCGACCACGCCCACGGATGTTGTTAGCCCGACCACGCCCACGGATGTTGTTAGCCCGACCACGCCCACGGATGTTGT